CTATTCGTCACGCGCTGATTAACTGCTAGTATCCGCGAGAGGCCGATAGGCAGTGTCCATTGCGGGTGCCACTGATACCCGTCAAAGTATCCGGCATATCCAAGCGCCACCTGTACGGAAGCATCAGGCTGCGTTAGAGCCGGAAGGCCGCTCACAATCCAGTTGTCGAGAATCAACTCTGGCGATCCGACATTACGAAGTTCAGCAAAGGTATCCAGGCAGGCAGCATTGAGCAATACCAAAATGTCTGGATTGGTATCGTTCATCACCAGACCGCCGCCGCCGCCCTGTCCAGTGCCGCTTCCCATGCTGTTTGAGAAGGTATCGTTGATTTGAGCGCGAAAGAGGTCGCAGATTCCCTGCAACGAAGGATAGCGCTGGTTGCCGCCAATAATCGCCTGACTCATCGCACCCTTTCAACTCCATTCGGGATGGGCGGCGGCGACAGCCAAGGGAGACAGTCCTGAGAGCACGGCTCCCACCCCGAATGAAGACCGTTAGACCACCGGAGCGGTCAAAAGTTCTTCCATCTCTTCCTTCGTGATAGCCTTTGCCTGATACGCACGAAGTGCATCAATCACACACAGCTTGTCCGTCACGCTCGACTTGTGGAAAGCCAGACCTTGCGCAACCGAGTCACCGCAGTTCGGGCAGGTGGCCAGCACCTTGCGGTTGCCACGATGCCAGTCTGCCGTTAGACCGAGCGCGTCCATCGCGTCGGCCACATCTTCATGCTCTCGCAGAAAGTCGGCCAGATACTTCGATCCGCGCGCTGCGGCTCGGAAGGCCAGATCGGTCAGCCGGCGATACCGCTTATCCCTCAGCGACTCGGCTCGGCGAATATCCTGCTCGGTCGGCGGATTCGTCCGGCTCGGCCAAAGTCCTTGCGCGAGAAGATTCACACCTTCCGACATAGTGGCCTGGTCTGCCCCTGTAAACCAGTCGCCATTGCCGCCGAGCGGATGTTCGGGATGGAGAAGTCCAATCGCGGCCCGCCAACCATCCTCATAATCGATTCGCTTGCCCCCACGCTCCAGGTCCGGAGAAGCCTGCGGAACCGGGTCGGGAACGGTCGTTGCCAGCACGTACCTCTCGCCGTTCAAACATCCGAGGAGCTCGGTTGAAGGGAAAAGCGTCTGGTTGACCATCTTCGTGCGGCGCGCGCAGGAGAAGATGAAAATCTTCCCGTCGATGTGATAACGCACTGGTCCGCCAAAGTTTGTCCCAAACTCCTCTGAGTTCTTGGCCCGCATCTCGCCCGCCGATGGGCCTTTCTCGAAAATCGTCTTATCCTTTGCCATGCTGTCTCCTTTACGCGATAGAGGCCATGCCGCGCCCATACTGAGACGCTATTCTCATAGCCTGTTCCATTTGTTTTTCGATGATTTCAGCCCGCTTCTGTACGAGCTGCCAACTACGCTTGACTCGGCAATCGTGCATCAAATCCTTGCGGACTCTCGCCTCCTCTTTTTCTTCCCGCTCTTTGCGCTGCGCAACCGCCTCAAGTTTTTCGGAGATTGTAAGTGAGCGCCACGCTTTCAGCATCGGGACTAAAAGATCGAGAATCAGTCCGCATGGTTCCATCCTGTGCGTGATATACTTGGCTTTCAGAACCCGCACCGGCACCATCACCTTTGTCTTGTGGTTGAAGAAGTATTCAATCTGTTCTTCTTTGACCGTTTCCTGATACATAAATGGCTTGAGAAGCCGATACCGACCCCGCTGCGGAAAACTGCCCACGTCGAGCAAACCTGTGTCAAGTTGACGGTATTGGTACTCCCATTCGAGTGGGTCACCATGCGATTCTGGAGACTCCCAGATCATCAGTGCCCAGCAAGGAGGCCCAGGTACTGCCGGACGCTTGCGGTAGCCCACAAAGCCGTCTGAGAACCTGCCGCCAACGATCATGCGCGGCTCAGTTGACCAGACGAGCTTGAAGATCGGCTCGCCGAAGCGGTTCATGCCGCCGATGCGCTCAAGGGCGCTGTTGAACCAGGCAGGGGCGCGTCTCACTGCTCTTTCTCCAGTTCAGTGCGAAGTTCTTCTGCTGCCAGCGCATTTGAGATTGCTGGGTTTTTTTCATAAGAGCGCAGAGAGCGCCCCAGCAGATCGCCGACATACAACTCCAGATACTCTGGCAGGTCGGAACGATTCTGATCGCTAGGAAGCAGGTAGATACGCCCAGCATAGGCTGTATCAGGATCGAAGAATACCTCGTCGCCAACTTGGACCGGCATCTCGATAAAGACGCCCGCCATGGCCACACCGTCGCCCACGGCTTTGACAATGCCACGGTCAGAGCGATATTTCACGCGCTCATCGTCGAGCGGGATTTCGATGCTGGAGGACTGCTGAAAGATTTCCTTGATCGGCGTAACCTGCACGATCACGCGGTCGAGAAATGGCTTGCGCTGAAATTGCATATCTGTCTCCTTTGGTTATGGGGCGGTGTCTCCGCCGCCCCGGTTAGGTTAGCTGTTCGCCGGTACAGGCAAACCCTGTAGGCTGAACTGTTTCTTACTGTTAGCACAAATGTAGTTCTCTCCGCACTCATAAGCGAACATGGTCGAGTCAAAGTACGTGGTCGTCCCGGTTCCGTCGTTTGTTGGTACGGGAGCCACGGTTACGCCCGGCGTCCAGTTGTGAAGCCGAGTCTCGAAGAGTTCGCCCTTCCACCAATCCTCCGGCACGAATAGGTCCATGCGGCTGTTGTCGGCGGTCGAGGAGTAGACCACCTCGCGGCCTGCCCATGTCGGCTGCATATTGCGCCGCGCCACGTCCGGCACTTCCTTGTTGCCGCCCTCGTCCAGACGGGTATGTCCGGCGTTGTAGAACTCGTCTGCCAGCGCCACGCCCTGCACGGGATTGGTGTACCAGAACGATTTCTCGTTGGCGTCGTATTCGTCGCCCAGCGCCCTCATGCGAATGGATTCCACACGCTGAGCAGTCGAGTTAACCAGGCTTCCCGATCCGCCAAAGTTGATGATCGGCGTCTGGAAGCGGCCCGGATAGTTTGAGATGATCACGCCGGCGCGGGTTCCGGTGGCCGAGTTGTTAATCCAGTAGTTCTTGCCGTAGATCGAAGAGCCAGCAGTTCCGGCAGCGCCCAATACAACAAGAAGGTCGGTAGCCTGCGTGCTTGTAGGAAGCACGGTAGAAAACCACAATGTGAGTGCAACCGGATCGATATAGCTGATTGTGGGCGTCCCTACGCGGGGCGTTCCATTAGCCTGAATGACTTGGATTGTTTGCTGATCGACAAATCTTGCAGCGTTGGGTAAACCGGAAATGTAACTGTAGGTGGCCGAACCATTTCCCCCTCCCCCCGATCCGCTGGAGATTGTAGCTGTTGAGGGAATCACATCAATCGTTCCTGTGCCATCTGAGTTCAGAAGGGATTCGCGGCCATTCTCGAAGGAAAGCAAAGTCTTTTCCATCTCCTCGCGGTCGTATTTCACCAGGCCGGTTTCCTTGTCGGAAGTCGCCTCGACGGCAAGGTTGGAGATTTCGCACACGTTGATAAGACGGACCGGAGAAGCCGCAAACGAAACAAACTGCGATGCGGTGCCGCGCGGCCAGGAGGCCACGGTTGTAGACGTGTCGGCTGCGAATTGCTGGATTCCAGCGCCGCCCTGTACGCGGGTGGGCACCCAGAAAGGTGCGCGCTGCTGGCCACCGCGAGCGGTCTGATTGGAGACCTTCTTTTTGTTGCCGTCTCGGTCGAGCCGGGTTTGTAGCTTGTTGAAGTGCTGCTGAAGATCGGCGATCTTCGTTACGAAGGTTCAAGTTCGATATTCTGTACTGCAAGTTCGGTTCCGAGTGCCATGACAATCCATCCAAACGTGAGCTAGGCGATTCGCTCTGTCTCAGCGTATCCCCGCGTGTGCCTCTCGTTTGGGTCGGCAGGCTATCCGCTATTTAGACCGGTCTCGGAATTCCGGGCTACAGACCCTTGCTATTGCCGGTCTTTCCCGGCTGTCAGCCACCTTTAATCAGTCACCTACACGGGCGGGGCTGCAATATGGCATTCGTCCCACTTTGACGCCCGGTTGATCCTATGCAAAATCATAGCACACCTGTCAAATTGCTATGAGTTTAGGTGCGAAATTACATCCTGCAAATCCGCGCTGGATCGCGTGATCCGACACCGCGCGTCGGTCAAGACCTCCGCAAGCGAAGCCGGTTGCCCAGGAGTTTTCGCCTCTACATCCTGGTTCGCGATTCCGAGCGAGGCCTTGACCTGATAGGTGAGTGATTGAAGTTCCGACACCGCCTTTTGAAGATCGGTTACGCGAGAGGCGATACCGGAAGGTTGAGGAGCCTGAGTTGCTACGGCTCCGTAGTTGGAGATGTTGGTTTCCATTCCCTGCGGTTGTGGATACATGGTGCGTTTCTCCTGATTTGGATTGATGAAGCCGATATGAACGTATCCACTATGGGCGGTACTGTTGCACCGAGCCGTCCTTCATCTTCCACTTGTTCTGATACAGCCACTCTGCCGGGGTGCGTGGAAAGTCAATGTCGGCCCGGCTCGGCTTCACGGTCACGATCTTGACGCCCTTCTGCGGAACAATCGGAGCGGGTTTACTTCCATTCCCGTTCCCGTTTGGCTTTGGCGCCGTCCGCTTATCAATAATCTGGCCGTAATCGCGTGAGATAAGCGCCTTCATCACATTCGGAGCGTGTTTGGTGAACTCGGACCGGAAGAGAGAGACGATAGAAGCCTTATCTGGAGTCCGCTGTCTGTTGTAGCGGGCCATCTGCACCTTGTAGTCTGCATTTTTGTTCGCTTCGGAAATCACGCCCTGAACGAGTTCGCCAACCAACGCCTGCTTCTTCGCGTCCGAAAGACGAAAACCGGCCTTGGATAGTCTTTCAGCCCAGGGCTTCAGTTCCTCATTGAATGTTTTTTCCGCAATAGCATTCGTGTCAGGGTAGACGTTATCCTTCCAGAATTGCGGATTGGCGGTGCCGGTTTGCGTTTCCGCCTTCGGCTGCGCAACTTCTTCCTCGTTCGGTTTCTGCCGGCCGGTGCCGATCTCTTTCAGGCGGTCCCCTTGAGCCTTGAACCACTGGCCCATCGTCGATGCGTGCGCGATGACAGATTGCAGCCGGTCATTCGTCCAATCTGCCTTTTGCTCCGGCTTCATCCACTTCGGAGGTTCCTGGGAAAGCGCATCGACAAGCTGCCCGTATGCAGAATAAAGCTGTGACCCCCGCAGCGCATCCACGAAATGCGGCAGCACGGCCTTCACATAGCCGGCCGCATCGCTCTCAGCCAGCATATCAAGCAGTTGCGGAGCAGACTGCATGATTCCGGCGCGCTGGTCCTCGCTAAGTGAGCGCAAATCCCCTTGCGCAATCGCGTCTAGCGCAGCCTGAGATTCAGCCAGCGTCGATTGCATCGTGGAAATGGCTTCAATACCCTTTTTGTCGCCATAGGCCACGCCATCAAGCGCCGCGTACCGCTCACGAACGCCGTCGATACCCTTCGGCTCCAAACGCTTGAGGCTTTCCAGCCGCCCAAAGTCGTCTTTGATACGGCGATAATGCTTGCCGAAATCCCCATCCTCTTTCAAGGTTTTGAGCCACTGAGAATACTCGCGGTCTGCCTGCTTTGGGTCGGGTTGCTGTAGCTGCCCGCCGTCGCCTCCAGAAGATTGCTCTACCTGCTCAAGTCCCTGCTCAAGAACTGCTTCCATGTCTGTCTCCTTACCGTTTAATTCCGCACCACGGACAACCGTCTGGAGTTGTTACTTTTTCCTCGTGGTAATTGGCCGTGCATCGTGCATCGTCGAGTTTTTTTGTAACCCACTTCCAAAATAATCGCATCATGATAGCGGCTTTCCGACCACCGATACCTTGCGTTTTGTAGGAACCCCTGTCTCCGGGTTAACGCCCTCTGTCTCTTCCGTAATCTCGTGGTCCTGATCCTGCGTCTGCAATGCCACAGGTGGCATCTGGAATCCGAGACGCTCGAACGCGATAGCCTGAGCCGCTGGCGGCAACTTCGTCGGATCAATCGTCACGCTGGCCCGCATCTCGACCGGAGGCGGTGGCTGCATCTTTTGCGCGATAGTTGCATGAGCCTGCCAGTTCAGAGCCAAGTTCAGGAAACCTTGCTTCTGCTCATCGCTTCCATTCTGCGCTGCTTTGCCGCGCGCCGACTTCATCTCGGACAGCGCAATTGCGGCTCTGATTAGATGGTCCTGAGAGGCGTCTTGCGCAGGCTGGATACTCGGAATCAGAGGCGGTATAGCCTGAATCTGCTGTTGCAACTGCGCGGCCTGCTGTTGCGCCTGCTGAACGATCTGCTGCGCCATTGCTGGATTCTGCTGTGCGGACATCTGAGCCTGCTGGTCGAGCATCTGCAACTGCTCTTTAAGCTCCTCAAGTTGTGGATTCGGGAGTGGGGTCGCCGCGAGCAACTTTTGATTGTCTTCGATCTGGCGCTCTACATCATCGAGTCCGGGAATCTTCATGCCGGTAAACGATGGCAACTTGCGCAGAATCTCAAGGTTGCGCGGATCGCTCAAAATCTGCGCGTAGAACGGAACTGTTCCGACAGCGGACAACATTTGTCCGATCTCTGCCTGCTGCTCGGCAAGCGTCGGCGGAATCTCTGTCGATGTGCTCCACACCAGCACGTTGCCCTTGAGCTTGCCGACTTGAACTCGCACACGTTCACCTGGAAGCCCAACCGAGAAATCGGAGATACGATTCGCCGCCGCCGATTTGATTGCCTGATGAGAGAATGCGGCAACCTGTGTTGCCATATCGCCCCACGGGAGAGAGAATACCTGCAATGCCTGGTCACGGTCGAGGCGAGCCTCGCCAAACGTTCCTTTACTGGCCGCGTCGGCTTCGATACCAAAGACTGCCGGGGAACCTCCATCAAGCGTTTCCGGCATCGTGGTCATAAGGTATTGAATATATTGGAATAGCGCATCGTTGGCTTGTGGAACATTCTCCACAAACGTAATCTTTGATGGGTCCAACGCGTGATCGATGCACCATTGAAGATCGAACGGACTCACTTTGGCCGGGTCGTTCGACTGCCTATTGATAGCTTCCACATCGATGACCGGCTCACCGGCCCAGCGCCGCGCCACTGCTGCCACGTGATACCGATAAAGCAGAGATACGCATGAATTTAGCTGCTTTTGCATGGGAAGATAGTTCGTCCCGATGCT